AAATTTAGAAATCTTGTTTCTATCAATGTCACCATCAATACTAACGATCATTTTATTTAATCTTGTGGTTGTTGTTGGTGGTATTCTACCTGCGGGATAATCATTTAAAATTCTTTCAATGTCCATTGAATCTCTCAATGTTAGATATTTAAGCCTCAATGTTACCCCACTTCTAGGTAATGTTGTTGATATACACCCTTCTTCATCAGGTGTTGCATCTGTTTTCTTAATGTTAAGTTCATCCAATAAAATGTCCGCAGTAAATTCTTTGTTTGTCTGTGGATCAATAAGTTTGACGTTATATTCAGGACCAAAGGATGTGTTTCTTAAGAAAATTAAAAGTGCTTCCAAATCTCCGTCCAACAAATCTTCAGGTCTAAGATCGGGTTCGTATAATTTATTTCTTAATAAAGGTAATACTATTGATTCTTTAACTGATTTATTTGGGTTGATATTTGATAAGATGTTTTCGTCAGATGCGGTCAAGTAACCTACCTTAACACTTTTCTTTTTTGATTTGTAAAATACTCCCCTTGATGGTAATGTGACCACATCGTGTGGTAAATTAAAATCCATTTGTCCGTATTCATTAACATTAGTTTCCATAATTTCTTTTTGTTAAAAAATTAATCAATAACAAAATTTTGTAAATAAAAAAACCCACAAGAACATTGAAATTCTTGCAGGTTTTAAGTATATTTGAGTAATATCAATAAACCAATATACAACGATCCATACGAAGTGTTGCGGAAATATCTGCCAACGCATCTTGTGAATAAGATAAAGCTCCAAAGTTAACGTCAGTTAAGAACGCACCTTCCAAAATCCATCTTTCAACAACAACACCTGTTGGATCCAACATTTCAATATCAACGTTTTTCTTGTAACCAGCAGCGTAACCCATACGACCTGTTACTGACTCCGCACATAAACGAACCCACTCCATTAACGCTTGAGCCGCAGATGGTCCAATAGGGTCACGAAATTTAACCTGAATTGGATCCCAGTTAAATCTACCCGCAACGAATGTAGATGTGTTTAAGAATTGGATTTCTGTTGAACCGATTTTAATTGATGGTCTTGCAGCACTTTCTACAAACCATTCATTGATACCCAATGTTGAGTCAAATCTAATTATGAATCGGTTCTGTCTTTTCGGTTCGTAAGGAACTGGCATTTTCATTAATAAATCAGCCATATTTTTTTGTTTTAGTTTTTAGTTTATTTTTTATTATAAATATATCGTAGTATTCTTTTTTCTATTTACTTTGATTTAATTTTCAATATTGTTCTCTTAATTAAGTTTTCTAGCATTACTTCATTATTATCTTCTTTGTTCGCTTCAATATGAATTTTATTATATCCTCCTTCTGAAGTATCATAAATAATAAATTTAACTTCTGGATACATTCTAGATAATTCATTTTTAACGTATTCTACCATCGCGCTAACATTTCTTGAATCATCATCAGAAAACCCTAGTGAAGTGTTCACATATTTACCACTTGAAATTAAATCGTTGTATTTTGAAATGAAATCTAATAACGCAACTTTCTTTGCGTGTTCAGGATTTGACGCTCCACCACTAGTTTCTAAACCGAATTTTTGACCAAATTCTTTTGAAGACACGGGATAATAATCACCTCGTTCGTCAAGATATAGGTCAATGATTTGATTATCATTAAGACGATCTAATTTTTGTAAGAAATTTTTGGAGAAAACTTCTTCGTGTTTAAACATATCTATAATATTATCTACCATAGTTTCTTGTTCTTCAGGAGATAAAACCATTTCTATAAATAATCTTACACCTTTCTTAATAACTTGTGGGTTATGTCCTCTAGCGGTGATAATTGAAAATGGGTTTGCGTGGATTAGGTTTTCCTTGAACTTTCTGAAACTTGGGGATTTTCTATTATTCTCAATCGCCATTTCAGTATCTTCCAAAAACTTTTCGGGGTGTGTAAAATCCTCAAATGAATTTGGTAATGTTCTATAGTTAGGGTCAGTTCTAAGGTGAGCAAAATCTTCGGTTGATACTTTTACTGGTACCCACTTACCATTTTTCTTTACTTCCATATTAATCTTGGTGGGCATTCTTAAAATATTGTCGTCCCAGTCAAAACCATATAACCTAAGGTTTTTTTCTTTAGTCATTTCACTAATGATCTGTCTTGTTAAAGTCACGTAATTCATATTAATAAATATCTGTTAAATAAAAAAAGGGAGAACTTGTCTCCCTTTTCTTTTTTGTTTTATTTTTATTAGATATTTTCAAACGATGCTCCCGTTGGAGTAATGTAGAAAGTAATATCAATAAATTCAAGTGAACGAGTTGGTTTGATGTAAATCTTACCCGTCATTTGATTTCTGTCTAAGTCAGCAGTATCACTTGAAACCGTAACTCGGAAATCATATAAACCTCGGTCTCTTCTGATTGAGTCCAAAATTGGATTAACCGCATTTAAGAAATCTTGTCTTACTTGTTCGTCATTTTGATCAAACAACAATCTTACTGAAACCGATGAAATCAATTTACGCGCTTGTAATAACAATCTTCTAACGTTGATTCTATCAAGTGCTGACTCTCTAGACTGAAGTGTTTTATTACCCCAAATTACCGTACCTACGTCTGAGAAAGTTGCGATTGGGTTAATTCTTCCAAGGTATAGAGTATCTCTATCTTCTTGAGTTAACTTCTTACGAGCTTTAACTGAATTAACAATACCACGAGTGTAACCCGCCGCAGCGAACCAAGGGAACGCAATATTGTCGGTCAACGCCAAGTTTCTTGTTACCTCCGCAGTTGGTGGTATATAGATCTGTGTATTATTAACCGTATCACGAGTCAATACCCAAGGGTAGTAAGTTGCAGTGTAGTTAGAGTCAATACCCGTAATTTCCAAGTTATCAACCGCCTCTTGAGGATAAATCAACCCATCAACACCTGTAGTTGTTGGTAAGAACAAGTTGTAGTCAGGTGTAGTTGTAATATACAATGAATCCGCTCTTTCATTTTCAATCATGTCAATCGCGTCTTCAACCAAACCATTGTTATTTACATAATCAATACCAGGTGTTACAAATACATTGATATTAACCGCTTCAGGGTTTGCGAATGTTCTGATACCTAACAAGTATGCGTAGTAGTCAGTATTTGCGTATGTACGAGTTCCGTCACCAATTGATATTTGTTTGAACGCTCCCCATCCTGATGCGGTAGGGTATCTATCAGTTGCACAAGCTCCATTCAAGTAACCTATTCTACCTAATACATATTTGTCTCCATTTGTTCTATATTCTCTATAGATATCCCATCCGTCAAATCCTCCTTGAACAAACAAAGTGAATTTTCTTGAGAACAATCTGTAGTATGGACTTGATTCATTTAATGGTTCTGAAGCAAAAGGTGCGTCACCTACAAAGAACCTTGGAGTTCCACTTGTTGAGTAAAAACTTGGTATTGTAAGGGTTGCCGCATTTATATCCATGTGATAACCTCTTGTCTTATAAGACCATTCAGCACCCTCAAGATCACAAGAACTTATTGGATTTCTTTTACCAACATATTCAAAGAAGTCAGTATCGTAACCCCAGAAGTTAGACATACCTAAGTAAGTTCTTCTAACGTTATCACCACCTGTTGTAGTTAAATTATCTCCACCTGTAGGTAAACCAAATGGTGGGTTGTAAATTACTTCACCTGGGAAATCGTATTTAGTTTTATAAATTGGGAATGGAGATCTTGCACCTGAGTATTCTCTAAATGAGAACCCTTCAAACCCACAAGGTAATGCATCTACAGGAGCGTCTTCATTCATTTCAACCATCAAATATTTAGAGTTCAATTCGTACTCACCATCCAATGTACCAATTTTCTTAGCGATGAAACTATTTTGACTTGGATCCATTGAACAATTTGTAAATTTCTCTAAAACTGTAGGTGCAGAATCTGTATCATAATAATCACGAACTAATACGGTAAACGTTTGATTTGCGAATGAAATATCTGCAATTGAAATTTTAACTTCAGTATTTGCATTGTTACCATCGGCAATTGTGTAGAACTTAAATAAGTTATAAACTTTAGTACCTCTAACTTCAGACACAACCCAAGGAGAACTTGGTGATTGGTATCTGTCTAAATACCACCCAATTGAAGTTGAATTTTCACTTTGAGCAGAATCCAATGAAACAAGTTGAGAACTCAATCCTCTAATAAAACCTTGTCTGTAAGCGTAGTTAAGAAGTGATTGGAATCGTTCTTCTGCCATTAATGGAACGGTAGTTCTTGGTTTCCCAAAGTTACTTGTACCAAATACTTTAGTTAAATATTTAGAATCACTTGATGTAAATGATGTCTCAAATGAGAATGAATTACCTTCTTTATTAGTTGCATTCACCAAGAATGGTAAATAAGGATTTTTACTAACTCCTGAATACGCACCTGTCATATCTAATGTTACATCAGTAATTCCTGTAACTTCCCAAGTTGGGTTATTTCCATCAACGTAAGTTGAAATACCTCTAGATCTTAATGTTCCAATTACCAAATCGTCGTAATCAGTAAATGAATTACCTGTATAAAGATAAATTCTACCAACCACTTGACCTGAGTAACAAGTTGTAATTTCACCTAAATCTTGAGTACCACCACCTGTGGTTGTACAAGGATTACATGGATCATTAATAACAACATTTACCGTAAAAGTATTGACAATACTTCCATCTTCAGATGTTAAAGTATACACGTTAGAACCTGAAGAAAAATCAATTTCAGTTCCACCACTTAATTGTGTTACAGAATTAGCACTTACACCACTTGTACAAGCACTGAACGTAGGAACTAAAGAAGACAATACACAAGCGGATGTACCTGAAGGTAAACAAACACTAATAGTATTTGTATTGTAATTAATAACACCATTAGTCGTTGCTCCAACTGATGCAATTGTAAGATATGAATTTCCACCTGATCCAGGTTGAATTATCTGTACGATGTCACCGACTTCATAACCACTACCCGCACAACTAATTGTTACACCTGTAACAACTCCTGTACCACTTACCGCAATATCAACGGTTAATCCCGCACCAACTCCTGTAGTTGATGTAGTCGTTAAACTTGTTGTTGCAGTATATCCTGTACCTCCTGACACAATAGGGTTAAATGTTGAAACTGATCCACCAACACTAAATGAGTAGAAAGACGCACAATTAGATGAGGTAGTCGTTGCAGTTACACCTGTAACATAAGAATAGAATGAAAACCCTGTGTAATTTCCATTTCCTGTATTATCAAATAATGCGTAGTACCAAGAATCGTTAGTTGGAGATTCAAGATTAGTTGCATCTAAAGATACTGAAGGGACATCAAATATATTGTTTTCAGTTCCTGCAGAAAAAATTGGGTGTAGTACGTTATAATCATCCGTATCAATAGATCCGAAATAATCAATTACCGTTTGACCTGTTATTGGGTTATCCAAATTAATAATACCACTAATTGTACTAGTGATGTCTTCATCCAATGAAGATGTTCCACCATTAAATTGAGTGTAAGGTAATCCTAAAATTGATTGGATTTGACTAGGGAAATCAGTTGTGAAATTAATTGATGTATCAGTATTATTACATCCTGAGAAATTAACTGAGAAATCAACCGTGTTCGCTGAAGTACATTCAAACACACAATCTACTGTTACACCACTTGCACAATCAAACCCAATTGTTGTAGGGTCAACATTCGCTTTAGTTACGATAGACCAAGATGGGCCTGCGTCATAACCTGACAAACCTAAAACTCTTGTTACGAATAATTGGTTAGATTGTTGTAAATATGATTTAGCGATGTAAGCCGCCTCATATTTAGGGATTTGAGTATTTACGAATTTTTCAGCTGATGTTCCTCCAAAATAAGTTGTGAATTCATCAAAGTTTCTAATAAAGATTGGTTCAAATGCAGGACCTTTTTGTGTCTCTCCCGCAATACCTAAAGTGGTAACACCAACGCTTTGTGCAACGAAACTTAAATCAACTTCTGAAGTATATACACCTGGTGATACAAATA